GCATTACTTAACCAAGGAGCATCACAAGTAAATACTGAACGCTTTAATAACTTATTAAAATAAGTTTTCTCTATATAATTATAAGCATATACAGACATAGTAAAATACACATTAAACCCATTCCTGGTAACAAAATAAAACCTATTAGGCCTATCTAAATCATTTAACGCAACTGCATCATAGAAATTTAACTTATCTATCAAATCTATAATCAAAACATCTAATACAGATATGTCAGATGAATACTCTATAAAGATAGACCTACCCCATTTTCGACCAACTTCTATACCTTTATAAGTCAAGAAACCATCTTTACTGCTAAATATATCTCTATCAAAATCTAAATCATGGTGAAATTCATTCATTAGTATTCACCTTCGGAACAAAAAAATCACGAAGTTTATTTATATCACTTCCAGATATAGATATATTACTACCTATGTCTGATTTAATCTTAATTTTATTATCACCACATAAACCATACACACACTTTAATAACTTTTTCATATCTGTTTTTATATTATAAACAAAACAAACTAACACAACTAAACAACACACCAAAAACCCACACAGAAAAAATAACAATAATAAAATTAAAGATAAATCCATTATTGCCCCCCAGAAACCATTTGAAGTATCGAACTAAATATATTACCATTTTTATTACCAAGAGTTGTCTTAAGTAAATCTTTATCAGATATAACTTCATTTCCAACCTTAGCACTAATTTCCTGTAACTTCTGTTGCTGTGCTTGCTGCTGTTGTGCCATAGCAACCATCTCTTCTTGCGTAGGTATTCTAACAAAATCAGATGGTAAATTCATACGCTTAAACAATTCCTTAAATACCGTAACCATGTCTATATACGGAGTTAAACCTAATTGTGCACATACTTGCACAAATTCCATTATACTCTGAACTTCATTCTGTGACTTAACTAAAGTAGTCATACCATTAACTGTAATAGATATTCCATCTAACAACATTCTATACAATACTTTATTGGTATCAGTATATTCTTGAGACGAAGCCATTTTATCAACAAGAACTTGATTCTCATTATCATTAAGCAAATCTTTTATATCATCAAACTTATACAAACAATATAAAGCTAACATCTTCTTAGCAGCCTTAACAAAGAAACTACTCTCTATCCTGGATATAATAGTCGAAATCATTTCAGAATTTTGCTGCGTTTTCAAGGAAACTTCTTTAGCAGTAGGACGACCTTTAGAAGTAGGCATTCCCATCAAAAACTCTGTCATTCCAGTTATATTCTGAACTTCATTAACCAAAAGTTGCCTAACTGGAAGAAGATTAGGGTCAAATGAAGCTAACTGAAATGTTGATACAGCTGGCTTCTCTCCTATTGACTTAACTACTGTAAAAGGAGATATAGTTATAGTATTCTCTCCTTCAGCTAATGCCTGTGTGTTTAAGTTAAATCCAGAAGCAGTTGACAAAACACCCCTATCTACTATACCCCTCAAAAACCTTGAGTCCTCTTTGAAGTAATCCCATACCAAATCAGCAAAAGATACCTGCACATCATCACTGTAAAAACTCTCAAAGATAATAGGAACTCCACTATCTAAATCAGATACAAGAGAATAAGAGACTAAATATATGTCATTCACTATAGTAAACTTATACAAAGATGAGACAAAATCAGGACTCACAAACCTACAATAAACATCAGATACCTTAACTGAAGCTGAATAAGAAGGGTCTGTTGATACTACATTGTAGAATACTTTGTCAACTTCTTTAGTTTTATAATAAGGTTTCAAATCCTCTACTGGATAATCCCACACTAAATTATGCTTATATGCAACCTCATACGGTATGTAATTTATAACTTCTATTATCGTCTTATCTTCATTAAAATTACAAAGCAAAGGATGTATAGGTTTTACCGATACATCCTGTGTAACTTCACCTAATTCATTAACAACATAATCACACTTTATCTCAAGAGATAAATAAGAAGATAATACACTGTAAAATAAACTCTTCTCTATAGCTTCATAAAAATTAGTTTTACTCGCTGCTATATCAAAAATCTTATTATACAAGGAAGGAAGAATAGGATTTTCAGAATTGAAATTGATAAAATTCTCTTGAGCTGATTTTAATAGACTACGTAAATACAAAGATATGAAAATTACTTTCTGAAAAAACAAAGAAGACTTAACATTAGTCCTCCAATTTCCTGTTTCTAAATCAGGTTCTGTTATTATTGAATTGCCATTTAATTCACGAAGGTAGTCTATTACCTTCATCTGACGTAATGTGCAAGCAGATACTGCCCTATTTTTAGCTCCTAATACAAAGGCCTTTACTTCATTATACCCAAGAAGTTTACTGCCTGACGTGGATAATAAAATTAAATCTTTATAATTACCGTAAAGGATATTATCCGGTTCATTATTTTCAATGTGTATATTTTGCACATTACTCGTATTATCTATACTGGTTTCTATTATGTTATCCATTATTAAACCCTCATCAAAGAATTTTGATTAACCTATATTTTATTATAGGTTAATTTATTTATAACATACTAAAAAAGATTTGTCAATACATATATTATACAACTGGAAAGTTATTTGTTAAGAAATATATTACAAAGAAAATATGTATTTGTCAATAAAAAAGAAGTAAAAATAAAAGTGATTTAACCAAGGAAAAAATAAGGGAAACCTCGCATTATATAACTAATTTTGCGCATACACTAATAGTAAGAAAGAAGAGGCCTGTGGGCGTTTTGCATTCTGGGAAATTTTCATTAGCCCTCCTTACCGCTGCCAAACGCCACAAAACGCCTCTTGCCTGCGATTGGCTGCACTTATCAAATTTACATAGCATGGCATTGCAAAAAAATTAACATTAAAAGAAAGGCATGGCATAAAATAGCATTGCAAAGAATTAGCATGGCATGGAATGGCATGGCATGTAATGGCATCGCTGGGCTTGGCATCGCTTGCCTTGGCATCGCTGGGCTTGGCATCGCTGGACTTAACATTCTAAAGTTAAAAGAATTGATAAAATAACTTGGAATTTTACATAATGGTAGTTATACGACATAAATCGAAAACATTCTTAATCTTAAATAATTTATTTTATAGTGCAAAAAATACATTTTTTCCATATATTAAAAAAGTTAATTAAATTTGTTAACTTAAAAATGTTTATGAAAAAGTGCAAAAATTGCACTTATAGGTAAAACCTATAGTTACTATAAAGTGAGGCGTTGTTAAGTAACTTGTAAATTTTCATTTCAAAACGTAATTAAATCAATATGTTATAAACAGCCCTTATAACATATTGATTTAATTAAGAAAATTTTTAATTTACAAGTAACTTGTAAATTGACTATAAAATTTATTACTATAAATAAAATTTTTTAATAGTGAATTATTAAAAAATTAGTCGATTTTTAGCTATTAAAAATTTTTATATAGGCTCCAAATCGGCATTGGAGTCAAGGAAAAGAGCTTCACAAAAAGACTGAATAAAAACAGGGTTTTATTCAGTCAAGAGAATGGACAAAAAGTAGTTATAATATATAATAATAAATCTTATTTTTTATTTCTATTTCTACTACTACTACTACTACTACTACTACTACTACTACTACTACTACTACTACTACTACTACTACTACTACTACTACTACTACTTTTTCCAGCGCTCAAAAAAACTATATAATCCATTTTATGATAAATTTTTCGCTTTTTTTAGCATGTAAATAACTGATATTATTAAATAAAACTTTAGGTCATTTGCTATACTTTTACTTTTTATAATCTACAAAAAAAACATTGTAAATGTTTGATTTTATTGCGAAAAATAGCATTTTTTGTTGATTTTTTATATTTCATATCCTTGTCCAAGCCGTTGTCTTTTCCCTGTTTCCTTGACTATCTAAAGTAATACGATTTTTATAAAATTATTATTTAATTAAATCAAAAAAACTCTTGACATGGTAAATTGGATATGATATTGTGTACTCAATAGTGAAGTTAAATTTAATATAAGGAGGATTTAGAACATGTTTAATAAGTATGAAGTGGTAAGTTTTTTGAAGTGGAGTGGAATTTCTTTTCAGCTAAAGTCTGTAAAGAAATTTCTGGAGCTTCGGCTTTATAAGGTTGGTGTAGAATTAAGTAATGAGTATCAGTTATTTGATTTTTTGGTTTTTTTGGGAAATAATGACATTGAGTATTCCCTTGACCCAACAATTGGAAAAGAAAAAGAGGTTTCGGTTTTATTTCCTTTTTACTGGTTTCCTAAATAAAAAAAAATAAGGAGTATCATTATGAAAAGTTTTGAATGCGAGTCGTTTGTAATTGAAAACTTTAACCCTAACGACCGTACAGACCTCGGTGCGTTAGGGTGCGTTGAACATCACGGCCGTGATTCTTACGGCCGTGATGTTTACAGGTTTATTCATAGTTATGAGCATGGGGCTTGGATTGCCATTTATCCTAGGCAGTTCAGGCCGCTTAAAAACGTGTTTGTCATTGAAAAAGGCGTGCTTTCCGATGGCACGCCTGTTCATTTAGTGGCAATGAAAGACCCTGCCATTTTTCAATGGCAGTGGCAGATGTTTCAATTTGGTTAACCCTTTTAGGGGGTGATGACATCGTGTCATTGCCCCCTAAAAGGGTTTTTTGTTTCAAATTAAAATTTTATTAAAAGAAAGGAGATTATATGATTTCATTTAAGGATGTAATAATCGTAGGGGTTAAAGAACGTGATTTGCCGGCAGAGGGTAAGATTCATTTTATGGGATTCACCCGTAATGCCTTTGCCAAGCGGGTGCGGGTGTATACCTTTGAGTCATGCCATAGCGGCCGTTGGCTTTACTTTGCGGACCACCCTGTTGACATCAAAGCCAATGGCTTGATTTTTGACTCCGGCTTTGATGTCATTGATTACTGTGAGAAAGAAGAATGTGATTTCTTCTTTCTCACAGAGGGTGGTATCTTTTCAAGTTTCGGAGGCGTGTACAAGCTTGTCAATGGCAAGCTCCGGAAAATAGCTCCGGAGGAGCATTGGGGTGGTGATGAATACGCTAATTCAATTGATTGGCTATAAAGGGAGGCTGTATGAAAGAAATAAATTTCTTTAAAAATCGTTATCACTCGAAAACCCGCAAGCCCTCGCCCACTTGGCAGCCTTGCCAAGTGGAGGCTTGGCAGGCTGGGTATGAATTCGGGTTAACTGGTAAAAAATTGCCTTTTGACCCGAATTGCCTGCGTTATTGGAATTATGGATTCGAATTGGCGTTGTCCGAAAGGCAGCGCCAAGAAGAATTACTTTGCATGTAACCCTTAACCGGCCTTAAATTTTATATTAAGGCCGGTTAAGGGTTTTTTATTTTATAAAATAAAATTTTATTTTTACCATCTAAAATTTTATTTTATAAAATAAAAAACAATTTTTCTTTGAAAATGTATTGATTTTATCTTTTTGTGTTAAAATTTTAATGGACGTTTTGTTAAATTTTATCGGACAAATTAAAATTTTAACGGTCAAATTGTTTGAATTTAAAGGACGGCTATTTTTACCATTTCCTTGGCTTAAGGGATATTTTTAACACGATTGTTTTTGAATTATTATTTAAATAAAATCAAAAAAGCTATTGACAATGTACATAGGTTATGGTAATCTAAAAATCAAAGAAAAGCTGATAAGGTTGAAATTTCAAAAATGAAAGGATATTAAGACAATGGTAAAAGAAGAATTTGAAACTGTGGCAAGGTTGCTTAATGAAGCAGATATGTTTTTTAATTTAATCCGTGCAGAGTTTTTTATTCAAAGTTATTCATTTTCAATTACCATCGAAACAAAGTATTTAATGCGATGGATACAGTTTTTAATAAGCAACGGTGGCGTTGACACGCAATGGCAGGTTGTGCCAAATTATTTAGGTGATATATATCAAACCCTGAATATATGGGATTTTCAGTTTTAAGAAAGTCGCAAAAATGTAATACATTGTCATGTTATGGTTATTGTCAAAAGAAGTTAATTTCAAAAATAAAAAAGAGAGGATTAAAACAATGAAACACACGTTAACAAAGTATGAGTTTGTTGATGGCATGAGGCAAGCCCCTAACAACCCGTTTTCCTACGAGGCTTTAGAAATTCTTTGGGATTACTTTGAAAACCTTGAATATGGTACTGGTGAAGAATTAGAGTTTGACCCTGTAGATTTTAGGTCGGATTACTCCGAAAGCTCATTTAATGAGATTATTTCGGATTATCTATTGCATGTGCAAGGCATCGATGAAGAGGTTGATAAGAAATTTGTAATTGATTTCTTAAATCAAAACACAATCGTGTTGGGCATAACAGAGCATAATACGGTTGTATATCAGAATTTTTAATCATAAAAAACCCTTGCCATATCATAACCATATGGCAAGGGTTTTTATTTTATAAAAATTTATAAATACTTTTTGTTTATTTATAAAATTTTATAAAATAAAAATTTTGTTTTATTTTTCTGATGTTTTACAATTTAAGGTATGAATTTGTTTAATTTTAACGGAAAATTGTTTGGATTTAACGGACATTCTGTTTTTTTTACCGGTTCCTTGAATTAAAGGCAATTTTTAACACGGTTTTTGTAGAATTATTATTTGAAATAATCAAAAATATCTCTTGACAATATAATGTAGATATGATAAGATTGAAATTAAATAATAAGCCGATAGGCTTAAATCTAAAAATGAAAGTGAGAATTAATACAATGAGACATGACTTATCTAATGTAGCAAGTATTCAACCTGCCGAGGGTGACAGGATTTATCTCTCACTTAAAAAAGAGGGTAAAATTTGGCGTATTATTGCCAGCACTGGCGACGATATTGATTCGGAATTCCGTTCCCATAAACAAGCCTTGGATGCCATTCAAGAATTTGAAATAAGGTGAAAAACAAGTTATTTGGGGGTGGTAAAGTCTTGGCTGTTTGGTCACTCAAGGTCAAGTCTTGGCAATTTGATGAGTTATTGATTGTTTACTTGACAAGACTGGCTTGGCTTGGAATTATGGAACCGCTGAAAAAGGATTTTATTTTGTAAATTTTTATTTTATGAAAGGATTTTGATATGAGAAAAAATCGTTCGATATGGATTCAAGCCCATCAAACGTTATTGCAAGGGCAGTATGGCATGGCTGTTGGTGATAAGTATGAGATTATTTCTTATAATCCAAATAGTCATGTTCAGCTGTATATTACAGGTAAAAAGAAGTATATATTTTATTTTACTTTTGAAAAACTTTTAGCTCCGTTTGATAAGGATGTTGAAGTGAAGTATCTTGGGCAGGGATTGGTGATGGTAAAAATGCCTGTTACAACGTCAACTCTTATTAGAAGTGAGTGGCAGATTTATGGTCAAAAGTATGTTGATACAATTTACCTGTCTTTGTCTGGTGCTTTGTTAGTGCATAGGTTTATGAAAGGGGTTTAAGTTATGAAGATTATAATCAGTCCTTTGGCACCGTCGGCATTATCCAAGAGAATTAAAACCTGTCTTAAAAAAACAGGTCTTGAATGGAGTGAAACAAACTGTTATGGTGAAGTGTGGTCTGGTGCACCAGAACAGGTTACCTTGGCTGTAAAACGGCTGAATGATATTTTGAAAGCTATCTTGTATGTGGAAGTGCTACGATGATGGAAAATGATTTTATAATAAAACATTTAATGTATTATGAAATACCTTGTTATGACATTATGTTTAGCAATGGTGTGTTGCAGGTGATTTGTGGGGCTGAGTTCTTGGAAGCTTGGCAGAAGGTGTTAAGCACGACCTTGCCAAAGCACAAGCTCACAGTGCATGAGATTTACTGGCCATATTTGGATAACGATGGAATAGTTAAATATGACTTCTGCTATTCCATTCTGGCTCAATAGTAGGATTGCGATTTTAACGGTCTTAAATGCCATCAGGAAAAGACTTTGGTTTTACCCTAGTAGGATAGTATTCTTTTTCAGTAAGTCCCGTCATGGTGGCATTTAAGGGCATTAAAATTGATTTTACACACAAGGAGATAAAAAATGAAAAGAATTGATTATGAGCAGTATTTACAGGATTTTAACTGTGTTCATGGCAAGGAGGTTAATCAAGCCATTTACAAATTCTTTGAAGGTGAGTCTGAAATCAAATTGTTTTTAGATTTGGTTGACGGTACAACGGGAAAAGTTCAGTATGATTTTTATAATTTACTTTTGGATAAAATCTATTCTAAAGGGTATTCCTTAACAGGAGTGAGTATGAGTTATTCAAGGTTTCAAAGGTTGAAATCTTTACTTTGTTTAAGTTTATATATTGATTTAAGAGAAAAGCATAATAAATTTTTTGTTGAAAATAATTACAGATTTTTACAGGATTTACTGTAAAAATCTGTAAAAAATCCCTTGACAAGAGTAAAAACTTGGATTTTAATAAAAACTAAAGGAGATAGTTATGAGTTTTAACAGGCCTTCTTGGGATGATTATTTTTTGTCTTTGGCTAACATGGTGGCCAGCCGTTCAACCTGCATGAGAAGACGGGTTGGGGCAGTTTTGGTCAAGGATAAGAGGATTTTAGCCACGGGCTATAATGGTGTGCCTTCAGGTCTTCGGCATTGTTTTGAAATAGGTTGTCTGCGAGACAAGATGGGCATACCATCGGGAGAACGGCATGAATTGTGTCGAGGTTTACATGCAGAGCAGAACGCCTTGATACAAGCAGCCAAACTTGGTTTTTCTGTTGATGGTGCGACCTTATATTGCACAACGTTTCCTTGTGTAATCTGTGCAAAAATGTTAATTAATGCAGGGATTGTTAGGATTGTTTATTCTGAAGGTTATTCAGATAACCTTACACAAGATTTATTGGATGAAGCAGATTTAGATGCCAATGTGGTGGAATAGGTAGACACAAGAGATTTAAAATCTCTCGGTTATACAGCCATAAGGGTTCGAGTCCCTTCATTGGCAATAATTAAACTTATTTATCGGCAGTTATGAAGCATACTTAATAAAATATATCAATGAAAGGAGATGTAAATTATGGACGTGTTGTCTATGTTTGTGAAAGTGATGTTTATGTTTAGTGTTTGTTAGGTTTGGTGTTGAGTATTATGTTGAGAGGTGTAGCTTGTGAGTATGTTTTGAGATTTCTAAAGCTTATTAAATGAAAGGAGACTTCAATTATGGAAGTGATGTTTATGTTTGGCATATGTTTGTTGGGGTTTATGGTGGTATTTTTAGCTTGTGATTTTTGTATGAAGTTTATTAAATTTATTAGGAGGTAAAATTATGATAGAATTTACATGTCAAGTAAAAGAATTGGTGAAAAAATTGACTGTCTTATCTAAAGTTAAGATGGGTTCAATTAAGTCTTTGGCGCCTATTTCGGTTAGGGTTAACGATAAAACTAATTTGTGTGAGTTATGTTTATGTTTTAACTCTAACTATAATCGGCATTCTACATACGCTGATTATTATGCTAACGTTGATATTATTACGAGTCAAGGCAGTGGAATGTTTGTTATTCCCTCTTTCATTGATTTCCTTGAGATACTTAAAACTATAGAACCAGATGGTTATATAGTAACTCAATTTAAGAATGATAAAATAATTATTTCTCATGATGATGAGATAATTTTTGAGGGTTATTCAAACGTTCCAGATGATAGTTATATACAGCTATTAAATACATTTGAATTTGAAAAAGGGTTTCAGTTATCTTCAGTATTACTTGAGTATGTAAGTGATTTATTGAAGGTTATTCCATCAAGAAAGGATTCTAAAGATGCACGTTTTAATAGTATTGTTTTTGATAAAAACCCTTTACAATCCAATAGTTTAGTTGTGATGCGAACAGATAGTATTAGGTTGATGTATTATCCTATTTCCTTGGATATTGAATGGCCTTTTGGGTGTGTTGTTATTCCCGAAGAGGTCATGTCATGGTTTTCCAAGTTAAAAAAGAAAAAGAGCGAGAGTGTGTTGGTTAAGCTTCATGAACATGCTTTATCATTGGAATATGATGAGTATCGTGTTGTATGTTTAGTTGATAAACAGTTTTTACCTGTTGCTGATTTTATAAAATCAGATGTTGATTTGGTTTTCATCGTTTCAACGGAGCCGTTTCTTAAGGCTGTTGAGTATGCAACGATTGGTGATGTGAATAGTGCTGTCACTATAAAATCTGAAAATAAAGAATTGGTTATCTCTAATTGGAATGATGAGTCAAGGAAAAGAAGATTAAATTGTGTGTTAGAGAAAGAATTTGAATGGAGTGTAAAAAGTAAATTTTTAACCTCTATCTTACAGAAGTGTGGTGATAAGGTATTTGTAAATCAATTACTTTTCAGCAAAGAGTTGTATGTAATTACTTCATCAGATAAGGATTTTTATTATATCGTTACAAGTTGTAGGAAATAAAATCAAAAAGGAGGATTGTATTTAAGACAATGAAGATTGGGCTTTATGACCATGAGAATAATGGGTATCCTAATTTAGCTTTAATGAAACTGTCTGCATGGCATAAAGCCCATGGTGATACAGTTGAATGGTTTAATCCTCTTATGGGTGATTATGATAGAGTTTATACGTCAAAAATTTTTACATGGACACCATCAAATCTATATTTGCCGCCAGAGATAACAGTATATGGTGGCACAGGATTTGACATTACCAAAACATTAGATGATGAAGTTGAAAACATGGTGCCTGATTATAGTCTTTACAATTGTGATAAATCTTATGGTTTTTTGACACGAGGTTGTATTAGGTCGTGTCCTTGGTGTTTTGTTCCAAGGAAAGAAGGCAAGATAAGAGCTCATCACGATATAGAGGATTTTGCGAGGCATAAAGAAGTTGTGTTAATGGATAACAACGTTTTAGCTCATCCCCATGGTATAGCCCAGATTGAGAAGATAGCCAAATTGGGATTAAAAGTAGATTTTAACCAAGGCCTTGATGCACGATTGATTGATGATGGTATAGCTCGGTTATTGAGTAAGGTTAAATGGTCACCATATATACGTTTAGCATGTGATTCTCAATCAATGATGGAGCCAGTTCGTAAAGCGGTGGAATTATTACGTTGGCATAACGTTACACCATCCAAGTATTTTTGCTATGTTCTTGTTAAGGATATTGATGACGCTTTGGAAAGGGTGCGGTTTTTGAAAGGCATATATGTTAATCCATTTTGTCAACCTTACAGGGATATGGAAGGACACGAGTCAACACCAGAACAAAAACATTTTGCCCGATGGTGTAACCACAAGGCTATATATAATACAGTCCCTTGGGAAGATTACAAAGCAAGTAAGAGTAAATAAATCAAAAGGAGGATTTTATCATGAGCATTAAAAGTCAAATCATTTCAGAAGAGTCTAATGGATTAAAGGCCAGCAGGTCTTTGGGGTTGCCGATGATTAAAATTAATCATCAGCAAGGCAAGTTTACTTTGGTTGATAAAGCCACAGGAGACATAGATTTGGATAGCAAGATAACTTTTACTGTCTTGGCTATCCGAGGGCAGTACCTATACTTCGATGTTGACACGGAAACATTGAAGTATCTATCTCCAATAGATGTGCCTAAAAATCTTAAGAATGCTTCCTGTTTGATAACACGGAAGCCGTTAACAGAGATAGCAGACAGTCTTGAAAAACAGGGTGCCAAGATGACTTATATTCAAGTTGTCTTTGGTTATCTTGAAATGCCAGATAGGTATATTCTATCTTGGTTTCCCATGAAGGGTTCAGCTATTAAGGCTTGGATTGAGTATTTCGGCAAAAATCCACCTTTGTTAAAAGAAGTATCAATGGGGTTAAAGAAAAATAAAAAGGGTTCCATTGTGTATTATACACCAGTAATTATGAATGTCAGTGAAGAGATAAAAATAGAAGATGAAGTATTAAAAGAGGATTATTCGAACATTAAAGAATTACTTACAAGTTACAACAAAGGTGATAAAGAATTGCCACAGCATACTGAAGAAGACGATGAATTGCCATTTTAATTTTTGAAAGGATAAGTTATGTCTCTTTGGAAACACCAGCAGGATGGAGTAAATTTATTCCAATCCTTGAAGAAGATGTATGCTTATTGGGACACAGGCACAGGTAAAACAAGATTTGCTTGTGCCTGTGTGGACACACTGCATAGCAATAATATACTTGTGGTGTGTCCTAAAAATGTATTTATCTCTTGGCAAGATG